AATTTGACCCATAAAATAGGGTGTCCCGATTTCGTCCCGGCGGATTTGCTAAAAATGAGATAAGCCACTGAAGTTCAGTGGCTTATCCTTTACAATGTCGGAATGAGGCGAGCTATTGACACATTTTGCTTCCACTAATAGGCTGATTAATAATATGGATAATCTCTCTTTTTTCATACTTCTGTCCCGATTACGTCCCAGTATTTAGGCGTAAAAAGGTCTAGCCTTTAATTCTATCATAACTACAATATTATTTATTCATTAATACTTGAATTAGCCTCTCTTTTTCTTTGAGTAACTGTTTCAGATGCTCTATTTCTTTATCTTTGTCTGCTATAACTCCAACGGTAGCATTACCATATATAGAGGCTGCACTCCCATCGCCAACGACTGATTGATTGAGTCGGTAACCTTCATCATCAAACCAATATGCAATAGGTACTTTAAATATATTAGAGAATTCTATAATTTGATCAGAGTCAAATTTTGTAGCATTATAGTATTGATATATGCGTTGCTCTGATTTTCCTATCATTTTTCCAAATTCCTTTGCGTTAATACCTTCTCTCTTTAAAATCTTCTTTAATTTATTGCCTATTATTTCGTTCATGTTCAGTGTATTAAGGAGCGTAGTTAAAGTGGTAAAAAATATATCAAAATATTATAGTTATTATATAATATTGCTATATTGCATCATAATTACGTCCTAGTGTTTAAATGTAAAAAGGTCTAGCCTTTAATTCTATCATAATTACAATATTATTTATTCATTAAAACTTGAATTATTTTCTCTCTTAACCAATAGTATTACAATATTATATCCATATCTTTTAAATTCATTAATATTTAGGAACTATATATTCTATTCCACCAAATCTGATCCGCTTACAGCGGCACATTTGACATTGCCATCCATTGGGACATTGACTTTTTTCAAAAGGGAGATTAACTCTTCTACTTGCTTTTCTTTTGAAGCTAATATTTCAGATTGCTTGGCTAGGCTTTCTGCTTGTTGTTTGATAACGTTCCAAGCTTCAGCTGAAACTTCAATCTTTTCTGTACTAGGAAATTCTTTTTTAATCATGCAGTCTTGTAGCATATTCCCTTCTCCTGTAAGAAGCCAAGTTCTATTTATATCTTGATAAAAATTCAATATTTTATCTACTGCTTTTTTGCCTAAATCACTTTCTCCTTTCCGCGCTTTACCTAATAAGCCCACAGACAAGCCACACTTTTTTGTAACTTGATTGTCGTTTATTCCTTTAAAGCTCATGTATTTATCTAACTGATCTATTATTCTCATACAATTATTTGAAATAAATTCTACATTCTATATTGAGTTTATTGAAAAAATCTCTATATTTGCATTGTGAAAGATAAATTTTCATTGTAAATATAATAATTAAACGGTAAACAGAATTATAAATCTTTAAAATATTAATAGATATGCTGTTTAGTGAGTATGTGAATAGTCTTCCCAATTTGAAAGTGGAAGAAATTAAAAAGATAGCTGAGTTAACGTGTTCATCAACTATTAGTGTGTACAATTGGGTTGCAGGTAAGACAGAACCTCCGTTGGTAAAGAAGAAAATTATTGCTGAGTATTTAGGCAAACCTCTTGAAGAACTTTTTCCAGAAGAATGTGATAAACTTAATTGTGAATGATATGAAAGCAATATTATTAGTAGGAGCTCCTCGGTGTGGAAAAACTCAGTTGGCACTTCAAATGTGCGAAAACAAGCGTAGTGTTTTTTATGATGTCAGATCATCAAGTCTTAAAAGTTTCTTGGAACATATTGATACAAATGTTGATGTAATGGTGTTTGATGACATCCCGGAATGGCAGTTACAGTATTACGAGGCGTTGGTCAGAGGGGATTATTTTCAAGGAGATTTTACAGTTGTTCTGACAACAAATTATTTCCCGGAATGGGTGACAAAATATCCTGATGTATTGGTGTTGGACGAGATTGGTATAAAGAAGAATGGATCGTCTGTTATTGCTAAAGAAAGAAATTATGAAAAGTGCTAAAATAGAAATGAATAAAGGATTGCTTGAGGCATGGCTTGAAGCAGTCCACGAGAACGGTCTTCCTGTCAATATTCAGACAGGAAGGGAATACGATTGTAATGGTGACCGGACAGTGGAGGTGCTTATGGAGTATGACGAAAGTGACAAGATGCTTGTTATGGGGGCTTTGAATGCTACGATTAATGAGTGGAGTGGGCTGGTCTAGTTTGATTCGAAACTAAATAGAAAGGAATGAATTATGAATAAAAGAACAATTCAAATAGATGTTATCGGTCCGATAGAAGAAACTGAATTAATGAAATGTAAATTGTATGTTGATGGTCGTGTGTGTGTAATCGGAATGTCACGATATGACTATGAAGAGTTAATGCGAGAAAAAGTGTTTATCCGGGATGGTAAGAGCGTTGATTCTGCTGGTGTGATAAACACGACTAACACTTTCGTTGAAGATGATTAATATTAAATTAAGAATGAGTATAGAACAAATTATATTCAACCTTCTCAATAAGAACGCTCATACATGGGTTAGATATTGGCAACAAAAGGAGATGTCAGGTTTAACAATGCCCGGAGAATATATTGAGATAAGGACTTTTTTCTTATCAGGCATCGAACTTTCTGATTTTTTAGAAGCCGGATTCAAAATCAATAAAATACAATCTCAAAAAATAGATGCAGATGCCTATTGTGACATTCTGCTAAATAAAACCGATTAAAAATGGAAATACAAGGAAAAGTTATCGCCGTACTTCCCATAAAGGATGGGGTCGGCAAAACTTCCGGCAACGAGTGGAAGAGCCGGGAATTTGTCCTCGAGACGGAGGAAAGCAGACCGCAGAGCCTGTGCCTGCAGCTGATGAACGCCAACATCGACCGGTATGCGGTTGAAGCCGGCCAGACTGTGCATGTGAAATTTGACTGTTCCGCCCGCCAGTGGGAGAACCGGTGGTTCAATACCCTGACGGCCTGGGAGGTGACCGTCATCAAAGCAAAGGAGGCATGAGAATGAATACGGGAAAAAAGCTGTTTCTGTGTGCGGGACTGCTGGCATTCTTCCTGTCGGTATCGGCACAGTCCTACTCATTGCGTACCAATGTGATCGGTCTGGCAACGACCAACCTGAATCTGGAGGCTTCCATGACGCTGAACCGTAAATGGTCACTGCACCTGCCCGTGCAGTACAACCCGTTCAAGTTCGGCCGCAACCGGCAGTTCCGCAATTTCTATGCGGCCCCCGGAGTACGCTACTGGCTGCTGGAAAGCTACATGGGCGGATTCATCGGCATGTACGGTACGGCCGGCACCTACAGCGTGGGGAACCTGTTCGGCAACAAGTACCGCTACGAGGGGGAAGGCTACGGAGTAGGTTTAAGTATCGGGAAGGCCTACCAGATAGGCAGGCGCTGGAACCTTGAATGGGAAGCCGGTGCGGGTGCCGTATGGCTGGCTTATGACAAATATCTGTGCAAACGCTGCGGGGACCTTGTCGGACAGGAGTACGGCTGGCATTTTCTTCCGACCCGTGCAGCTCTCAATGTCGTGTATCTTTTTTAAGCGGGAAGGATGAGGACTACAAGACGTATCATACCGTTTGCACTGCTCTCGGGCCTGCTCCTTTCCTGCGGATCGGAGCACCGTCTGGCACGCGTGCGCATCTCGCAGCCCGGGGTGAGGGAGGCGACAACGGATACGGCCTGCAAGGTGCCGGAACAGATAGCATGGACGGACGACAAGGGTGAGCGGCATATCGTCACGCGGGCCGAGAAAGACAGCGTGACCGGTGAGGAGATCACTTCCGTGGAACTGTCCGAAATTACCGTTATGGCCAGAAGCAAGCAGGTGGCTGAACGCAACGGGAAGATAAACCTGGACTTTGTCGTGACGGTTCCGGGAGAATTGGTCAGCAACAAGTGGCAACTCCAGCTGGCCCCGGTGGCCTACAAGCCTTCGGATACGTTATATCTGGACAGGATCTTCCTTTCAGGGGCTGACTTTGCCAAGATGCAGAAAAGAGGCTATATGCGCTACCAGGCGTTCATCAACTCCATCATACCCGACAGCCTGTACCTGCAGAAACTGTTCGACGGGAAAGGCTACAGGAAGGCGCTGGCCGAACTGGAAGAGGAATACTTCCAGGCCTGGAAGCACGAGGTGCTGCAGAAAGAACGCTGGATTGACTGGTCGGACAAGGCCAATGCCCGGTTTGCCCTGTTCAACTGGCGTGTCGAGCAGAACCGGAGAGCCATCGCCGGCTACAATTCAATCCTGGAGCATCTTCCCGCCTACTGGATGACCAGGGAGCTTGAAGGGAAATATATCCCTTCCAGATGGAGGATGTTTGCCGAAGGCGGATATAAGATCCGTACCCGGAGCATCTCCCCTGAAGATTCCGCCGCCATCACGAGGCGTTTCACCGATTACGGCAAGATGGCGGAGAACCAGAAGAGAAAGGAACAGGCCGGTGCCATGTATGACAAATATGTGCGTTTTCCGTATGAGCCGGCCCGTCTGGATACGGTCATCCGGGAAGGGAACAAGTTCGTCTATTACTACAAGCAGGAGCTCCCGGCCACGGAAAACACGAAAAGGATAGATCTGACGCTTGACGGACTGATCCTTTCCAAGGACGAGACACGTACCCCGCTTCCGCCGTCGGACACGATCACCTATTTCATATCGAGCATGGTGCAGTTCCTTGACCGGACTCCCCGCTATAAAAAGAAGATTGTCACCCGCAAGGACGAGGTAAGCCTGCGCGCATACGTGGCCTATAAGACAGGCAGTACCGAGTTCCGGGAGGAAACCGGAAACAACAGGTCGGAAATCGACAAGGTGTTCAAGGCGATACGGAGCATAAACTATACAGGAGAGTTCCTCATAGACAGCGTGCTGATGACCGCGACCTCATCTCCGGAGGGTGATGCGGGGATGAATCTGTTCCTGTCCAGGGGACGTGCGACGGAACTGAAAAAGTACCTTGCAAGACGTACGGAGGATGCGGAAGGCGTTGACACCATCTTCCGCCCTGCATGGCGGGGGGAAGACTGGGAAAGGCTGCGCGGACTTGTCGCAAAAGACGACACCCTGAGACACCGGCCGGAACTGCTCCGGATCATGGAGGAAACAAGGAATCCGGACATCCGTGAGCACGCCCTGAGAAAATATCCGGAGGATTACAGGAGAATCCGGGAAAAGCATTATCCTCTCCTGCGCGGAGTGGAATTCCTGTTCCATCTCCACCGGCGGGACATGATTCAGGACACGGTTGTGATGCCGGTCATCGACAGCACCTATATGGCTGCCGTGCGGATGATAGAGGACAGGAGGTACAAACAGGCTCTTGCCCTGCTGGACGAACACTACCCGGCAGACTATAATACCGCTGTCTGCCTCATGTCGCTCGGCTATGACGCCCGTGCGCTTGAGATCATGCGGGAACAGCGGGACACATCAGACCGGAACTACCTGCTCGCCATCCTGTACAGCCGCCTGGGGCGCAAGGAGGATGCCGTCAAGTCATATGTCAGGTCATGCGACCAGGATGCCGGCAAGATATGGCGCGGACGGCTGGACCCCGAAATAAACACGCTTATTGAAACTTATAATTTATACAAAGATGAATATTGACAGAAAAGTACTGGTACTTGCGTCATTCCCCGCAATAATGCTCGGCGGCTGCAATTTCAATGAGGACTTCTGCATCCGGGAAGGAGAACTTGTAGCCTGGTGCGATTTCAGCGGAATAAAGGAAAAGCCGCCTGTCCCCCAGGAAAGACACGTCATCCCTTTCGGAACGGATGTGCCGTATTCCGAAGGGACAACGTTCACACAGGATACACTCCGCTGGAGCCTGCCCCAGGGGGCATACAGGTTCCTGTTCTATACGGGGAACTATGAACTGCTGGACAGGAATGACTATCATGAGACGCGTCTGTCCGTCCGGACTGACACCATTGACGGGGAGGCGCACATTTCAGAGGTACAGAAATTCTGCTGTTCCTCGGCCTTCAGTGAAAGGCTTGAATACCGGAATCCCAAACGGGTAAGGATACAGCCTGCGGCTTTTGTCCAGAAACTGAACATAAAGATTAACGTGTCCGGCAACACCGTACCGTTGTCCGGCTTGAACTGTACCCTTTCGGGAATCTCTACGGCCAGGTATCTGGCCTCCCGTGAAAGGACCGGAACCGCAAGTGCGACCGCCTCCTTCGCAAAGAAGGCCGACAATGTATGGACGGCGGGCCTTTATGTGTTCGGATTCAGTCCGGCGGCAGAGAACATTCTTGCCGTAGAGGTTCTGATGAAGGAGGAGGACTCCGTATTCAATGAACGGCAGTCAGTTGACCTGACCCCGTATCTGCGGGGATTCGACGGTGACGAGATCTCGCTGGAGCTGGACCTGCACATCGGCAGGGAACTGGAGATTGGCGGGCCGGTCATCATCCCGGACTGGGAGGACACCCCCGAAACGGAATTTCCATAAGACTATAATTATAACAAAACCAAATCAACAAGAAAAATGAAAACAAGAATTATGATTTCGGCAGCGGTAATTGCCGCCGGGATGCTGGCTTCATGCAGCAACAAGGAAATAGTGGACGAACAACCGGAAACAGACGGGGTTTCAGCCTCCGTACTGAATATTGTGCCGACAGTCGGCACGGACACGAGGGCCGGCTTCGTGCCGAAAACCGAATGGGCGGTAAATGACGCCATGGGGCTGTTCATGTACAAGGCCACCGGATGGGGGGACGCCTATCCGCGTTATGACGCGCAGAACAACAAGTCCACAAAAACAGCGGCCGGATGGAGCCAGGCAAAACCCGTCTATCTTCTTTCGGACAAGGCGACGATATGGGCGTATTACCCATACAACCAGGCCGTCGCTGACGGTACCAAAGTCCCCGTTCCCATCAATGCGGGAACCTCTGTCGACTACATGTGGGGAAAGAGCACAAACCAGGTGTCGGTCATTGAAACGGATGCCGTCATTCCCATGAAACATGCATTGTCCCAGCTCGTCATCCGTCTGAAAGTTTCTCCGGAATATCATAATGACGGCAACCTGACATCCGCGAAACTGAAATCCAAGGCGGTCAAGTTCGGAACCTCGGGGACAATGAACCTGAACGACAACGGAAGGATCATCTTCTCCCCGACATCCACGGAACTCTCATGGACTCCCAACACGACCATTCCGGCACAGGGGAACCCGTCGGTAGACTTCGCCGCCGCAATCTATCCCATGAGCCTGGCATCCGGAGAAGTCAGCATGGAGGTCGTCATCGACGGGGCAACCTATACCTATTCCATTCCCCAGATAAGCTGGGAAGCCGGAAAGAGATATATCTATTCGATAACGATGCGCTCCAATGACGCGGAAATCGGAGGCGAGAACGGACAGTCCGTAACCATCGAGCCATGGGGTTCAAGCGAATCCGACGTAACGCTTGTACCGGTCAAATAAATTACAGAACAACAGGGGACTCCGGTCCCCGTCCTAAAAAAACAATCATGGTAAAATCAATAACAACGATAATCTGCGGCTTCCTTGTCCTGCTGTCCGTATCCTCCTGCCGGAAGGAACAGGAGGAGCCATGCCCGGAAAACGGCCGTGTCACCTTTACCGTCGCCCAAACGCGTGCCACCCAGGAAGGCACGTTCGAAAAGGGAAACTCCATAGGCGTATTTGCCATCGAGCCCAAGTAAATCCGGAAAAACCAGACGTGCCGCTTAACAAAAACGATGCGTTTCAAAAAGTACAAAAACGACGCGTACAAGAAAAACGGTGAGCGCGGTCCTATTCAGCATGATCAAAGCCCACCGTTTTTCTTTCACTTGAACCCTCTTTAAATGGCTTTAAAATATCATTTAAAAGCCATTGCAGATTCAAAATAATTTCCTATCTTTATGCAATTGTTAGGCTGCTATACCTGACACCTCATCCGGCTTCGTGTACAGCATCATGTCTGTATATTTAGCTTGATAGTTTACGCTTGCACTAAACTCCACTTTCCTGCATTCCTTGAATGGGCTGCCGACAAATGGGTTTCGGTCCATCCAGTCGCACAGTTCTAAAATGGAGGACTTGTTCGAGGTGAAGTACACGAACGAATGCCCTTTCAGAACGGTTAGTACATCCAGATAGTCAGCCAGACGCCAGAACATCTTGTAAGTACCCACCTCGGTGGAGAGGTACGGCGGATCAACCAGGAACACCACACCCGGAACATCTTTGTAACGTTTGAATACTTCCTTGTAGTCTTCGCTGGTTATAGTCAGTCCTTCCAGATAATCCTTTGCTTCGGGATAGTCTGTCTGCCGAATCCTATTGTAGATGGCTTCTTTCTTCATTCCTTCCAAACTGGTCACATATTTCATGGCGAACAACAAGGATGCGGAAACCGTGATATAATCCACGTAACCGTGCTCTTTTTCTTCCCTCTCAATACGAGCAAACATTTTATCGCGAACCTCCCCGGTTATACGTTTGTTTCTGGGTTCCCCTTCAGCTATCCGACGCAAATCGGATAACAGCACATTGGTGGCCGGGATATTTACAAGTCGGCAGCGGTAGTTGTCGAAGTCATTATACACAACGGTGGCATCAGGCCTGACACATTTGGTAATATGTGACAGCAGGCCCGAGCCGCCAAACAAGTCCACAAACACGGTGCTGTCCGGGAACTGTCCCAGCACCTTGATAAATTCCCTCGCAAACATGCGTTTCTGCCCCACGAAAGGAAGCGGGGCGGACAAATACATCTTTCTCATTTCATTCTGCTTTAAAACGGCCGCAAAGGTCCACAGAATAAACGAAAAACAGCGGGAAACATGAACTGTTCCCGCTGCAAGACATATACAGCAAACTACACGTTCAACCCGAAGCGGACCGTCTCGTCACCGGCGATCAGCGCACGGGTGCCCGGGATATTATTCTCGTAGATATGTACATTGCCCAGATAGAGAGTGATCGACTTCAAGGGAAGTTCTATCTGCCGCGCCATCAGGTACAGGTGGTAAATATCGGAAGGTAGCCCGAGGTTTGCGTCACTGCTGCGCTGGTAGGCGGACAGAACCAGTTCACCGCCATCTAACTGGAACTGTACCAGACTCAAACAGGGTGCCTGGTTGCTCTCGGCACCGGTTTCGCCCAGAAAAAGCACGTAGTTCTTGCTGTTGCGCCTCTCCCGGTTAATTTTCGCTATCAACGGAGGCAGCTTCTCGAAATAGGTCGGGTAACTGTTCACCAGGATGGAGCCGCAATAGTCCCACCAGTTGATGCCGGCCTCCCGGTACTTCTCCACGTTGCGCTCACCCTGCATAAATAACTGCAACTCGCTGCGGAGCTTCTTGCGGGCGATATTATGCCCCTCGAATATGTCAAGCAGGTCCGCCGGTGTCAGTGACAGCTGCTCGTTCAGAAGGTATTGTATATTTCCCTTCTTGTTGGTCTGTGTTTTTCCCGTGGCAAGAATCTTGTCCAGGATACGGTAATACTTGTTCATAGCCATTTCCTCCTTCTAAATTTGAAACACCCTAAAGATAAGGGGAAACGGCACTCCCTACGACATAAAACAACCCGTTCACACTGCAAGCGTCTTGCAGTCGCTCTGGAATCGTTTCACCAAGGCATAAACCTTACGTTCGCTCACCGAATACTTTTCGGACAATACGGCCACAGCATACGAGACTTTTTCACCTTGATCGAGTAGGCGGGTATAGTCCGCGTACAGGTCGATATACCGGGCATCTTCCAGACGGATGCCGGCCGCCTGAAGCCTTTTCAACAGCTCCCGGTTAAAGTTTAATATCTCAATCACTTTCATACAACAAAAAAATTATATCTTTGCATCGCCAATCATTTTTTAGACAACAAAAAAAACGTCAAACCGTGACAGAGGGTATTTGCCCCCGGTCGCGCGGTTTGGCGTTTCATGTTTATAAAAGTGATTGGCGTTACTTTTTAACAGGCCGGGGGCTTTTTTCTTATCCTCCCCCGAAGGATTTATTCCACCCGGTACTTCTCCGGATCAAAAGCGTCTTTCTTCCTCCAGCCGTCAGACAGCGTGTCCTGAACATGCTTCATGGCTTTCGTGTAGAAATCGGTCAGTTCCTCCAGTGTGACGAACTCCCGATATTGGGGAACCTCATCCGTACCGAACTTGAATGTCACGGGAAGCGTAGCACCACCAGTCTGTACGGCCAGATCATACGCTGCCTTATAATTGAACTGGTTTTCACTTGACAGCCATACCGGCATACCTTCATAGAGAAAACCGGAAAGTATCTCACGGTCAATTTGCTCATTACACCAGTCTGTAATGACGGACTTTATAGTATCCATGTGAGGTCTGCCGACAAAGCCTTCCTCCATGTAGGAGGCGGATCCGTCCTCACGTTCCTGTACATCCCAGCGGATGCGCCATCTGTTGCGTGCCGGGCTCACGCACTCGATCAGTTTTATCCCGGATGTTCCTTCTACCCGTTTCATGTAAATATGTATTTAGTTCGACCCTTGCCGAAGGTTTCCGTCTTGATGGTGGTCTCGAACGGGAAGCCGTCGGGCATATCCTTCACTTGCAAGAGGATGTTCTTCATCTCCTCGCTGTTGGTAAAGAACTTTTTCGGTTCACCGTTCATCTCAATGGCCACGATACAGCGGTCCTCGCCCTGTTCGGTCTTGATGCCCGTCTCGAAGTCCTTCACCACAATCGGTAAGTTCACCAGCTCCCGGATGCTTACCACCACCCCGGGAAAACGTTTCTTGCCGTCCTCCGGCTTGTAGGAAACGTTCAAGTCTTTAAATGATCTCATGTCTTTGCCTGTTAATTTTTTAAACAACGTATGACAGTCGGCGTGCTTGGCCATCCCGTAGAACGACGCTATCAGCTCACGCCTCCTCCTTCTCGATTTTACCTCGTGCATTTTTCGGGCGAACTTCTGCTTGATGCGCTTGCGAAGGCGGACATGGTCCGCACCGAAAGTCACATACCCCAGAAAGTCGATGCCCTCGCCCGGCGGGAACACGCGCTCGTTCCCCTTCACCAGGAGACCGGCACACTCCATGCGCCCGTGGACGGCATCACGAATCTTCCACAGTTCCGCTTTCGTTTTACCCAGTACGACGCCGTCATCACAATAGCGGTAGAAATGACGCACGGCATACCTGTCCTTCAGATAATGGTCCAGATACACAGACAAAAGCAAATTGCCCAGCCCCTGCGAGCTGCGCAGGCCGATACTCAGACCTTCAGGCATCAGGCGGATAAAGCTCTCCAGCATGGTCACGAGCTTTGCGTCCTTGAACACCCGGCTGACGCAATACATCACAAAATCCTGCTTCACGCTCTCGTAGAATTTGGTGATGTCAAACTTGTAACAGTAACGTGTACCATCAGGGTCTTCGGCCATGTCACGGCGGACATACGCCAGGAGGTCGTGCATCCCCCGTCTCTTGATACTGGCGGAGGTGGTACGGATGAAACGTTTCCGCAGATGGCGGTCCACCACCGCCATGATGGCATGCACGGCGATGCGGTCCTTCATCGGGATCACCTGAATGCGGCGTAGCTTGCCGCCCTCGATGATCTCGCGTTCACGGTAGTCCTTCACGCGGAAAGTACCGGATGCGATCTGCGCGACCAGCTCCTCCAACACCTCGGGCTTATGCGCGAGCAGATAGCACCCCTGGCGGCTGCGTTTACGCTTGCTGCCGCGAAGGACCTGCCGGAAGGAAGCCTCCATGTTGGAAGGCTCCACGATCTCCTCGATGATATACCCAACCCTGCGCATAAATTACTGTTTATTGCTTTTAATACGGGGCCTTCAATCCCCCGGGCCCGGCTTCTTCGAACCGTTTCCGGCCTACCAAACCCTACCCGACACTTTATTTTTCAGTTTTCCGGCCCTTACGGACCGCTGTTACTGCGGCTTGCCCCCCTCGGCACCACGGTGGGGACAAGTCCCCGGTGTTGTACGCCGATTAAAATTTCCTTTCGATTGTTGTTCAGACGAGAACCGATGTTCGTGTTCGTATTCGAGGAATCGTTGTTCGCATTCGACATCGAAACACCGCCATTCGGGTTCGCGTTGTTGTTGCCACGATAGACCACACGGCCTATGGGGAGGCGCCACCTTTCAAATGCAAAAGTACTATTTTCAAATTATTATTTAACAAACAGATACAAAACCTGACGTCAAAAAAATATTTTTCGACGGGCTGACGCCCGTAATGAACGGCGTTCCCCTGCTCGGGGAACACCGGATGTTTTGTCGCTTCGCTCCCGCTTTGACGCTTTACGCGGCCGATCATGCAACCTCGCTTATCGCTTTAAACGCCACGGCGCTCGACGCCTTAACGAGCCGGCCGCGGAAGGCCAGACGAGAACCGATGCTCGTGCTCGTAT